GCTTAAGTGGAATATATTTTCATATATCCAATCAGAAGGCATTAAATTGTTATCCATCATTGAATTAGCTAATTCAACTTTTTCTTTCATTAATGCTATTCTTTCTTGATCATAGATGATAGAAGGAGTAGTTAAAGATAATTCAAAATTTGTTAAACTTTCAGCTGTATATCCTTGGGTGTATAGGTGAACTAATGCTATTTTGTTTAGCTCTGAAAGGATAATACGTTGGATTCTATCGATTGTACGGGCAAATCTAATATCTTCTGCAGCTAATGTTGCTTTACCTGTTAAATCTTTCTCATATCCTAAAAAGGCTTTTGGAACTTTAAGTGCTGCGAATAATTTATCTCTTAAGTATTCAACATCTTGGATCCCATCATATTGTAAACCTCCTATAGTATCTATAGCTGTTGCTTGATCATTACCACGAACTGGGATATAGAAATCTTCAAGCAAGTTTTGCATGTTGTATTTTAGATTATAATCTCCAGTATTTTGATCAATGTATGGGGTACGTTTCATTTTAGAGATTGTCTTCTGCATGAAATTTTCTACTTCTGCAGGAGCAATGTTACCAACATTAATTTTAAATACACGTTTTTCAGGTGCACGTACAATTCTATGAATTAACATAGCATCCTCCATTAATGTATATTGTTTAAATAATTTACGAGCAGGTTCTAAATAACTTCTACCATAAGGTAAAAAGTTTGTATCTGTTAATAAACGGAAATGAGCCATTTCATAATTATCAAATAACAAAGAAGTTGCTGCAGAATTATTACCAGGTACATCATAATAACCATAACTTGAGGCGGATACTCCTTCAGGGTCAAATCTAAATCTTATAGAAGAAGGGTTTGCTCTGTCATATCCTTCTTGTCTTTCAATGTGGAAAGCAGTGTAAGGAATAACATTATATACTCCAAATTTTTCAGCAATTTCTAATTTCAAAAAGAAATCCCCATATTTACACATATTACGAATCCAAGGCCATAAATTAAATTCTATATTTAAAACATCATAAAATAAGTTGTATAGAATTTTTTGAACATCTTCATCAGAGGAACGAATAGATAATACCTCTCCCATATCATTTTTTAATGTGCTTTCATCAGCAATAATATCAAGAGCAGAGGCAATAATAGCATCTGTATCCATCGCATCATATTCTGAGTAGAGTTGAGGGCGTAGGGTTTGGTAGTTAAAGGAGTTTTGATAGCCGTATAGTGAGGTACTAGAATTAGTATATATACGATTATATCTATCTATTAAAGAATTAGTTTGAAATTCTCCAGATTGTTGAATAGTATTTATATCTAATACTTTTAATTGTCCCCCTCCTGTATTTCTAATAATAACATCAGTAGAAAATAATCGTTGTAATCGTGAAAATAAGCCTTTATCTGCCATTTAAATAAGTTATATAATTATAAATATTAGAGTAACCATCGGATGTCCTCTTTTCCATTAGAATATGGATTATCCATACTCCAAGGATTTTCTTGGTTGGTTGGTGAATATCCACCATGATATGGAGTGTTTGTAGAAGTTGTACTATTTAACATACTTTTATACATATCTTCTCCGTATTTATTAAATTGTAAAGCTGTTGATCTAACATATTGACCCATTGAAAAAGGCATAACTAAATCATCATTATATCCTAATTGGGCTTCTGCTCTACCATTTTTCCATATAAATGTTTTCATTTCTGATAGTAATCTTTTAGATTGGAAAATTACTCCTTTATCAGCAATTGATTCTTGGAATTTATTTATACAAATAGGTCTAGTTTTAGAATTCATTGTGAATCCTGGGGTCATTCTTGATTTATCTGAATATTCATTGAAGTATGAATCTGCTTTTATTTCTCCACTTTTAGGTGAATGATATAAATTTGAGTATCCTCTTTCAAGTATGGTTTGGATAGTAGACCATCCAATATTAGCATTTTCTACTACTAACAAAGCATTATTATATTCAGTTGCTATACCCACTAATAAATGTCCATATTCTTGTGTACCAATTTGTCCTTTATATTCTCCAACTTGTGTATTATTTTCAACATCCATTATATGGAACCCTGAAAAATCTTTACTATCACCCCGAGCAACATCTGCTACTACCATATATTGTCTAGAATAATCTGCTGGTTCCCATATCCATAAGTTACGATCGGCTCCTCGTTTTTCCAAGGGATCTTTAAGATATGTTTTTTCATAAAATTCCATAAATTCACTATAAAAAACAGTATCACCAGAAGTATTAAAATCACAATCACATTCTTGGGCTGCTAACCTAGGATCTCCAAGTAAAATATCTTGTTTATCTCTCCAAGTTTGATCTCTTTCAGGATGAACATACCATGGTAATTTAATAGGAAGAAATTCACTATCCAAGGAATTTTCAGCAGATTCCCACATTTGATGAAACCAATTACCGGTTCCATAAGGAGTTGATAACACAATAGCTCCTCCACCTGTTGCTAGGGTTTGTTGAGCTGATGCCCATGTTTCGGCTATATTTTCAATAAAAGCAGCCTCATCTACTATTAGTAAAGATACTGCTTCTGATCTTGCAGCATCTGGGCTTGAAGATTTTGCTTGTATTTTAGATCCGTTTTTTAATTTTAAAGATAATTTATTGTTTTCTTCATGTCCTATTTTTAACCAGGATGGAAGATTTTCATACATAAATTGAACTTTAGAAACTAAGTTTCGAGCAGTGGCTTGAGTTGTAGCTAAGGCTAATATGTTTTTATTTTCATAAAAAACCATTAACCATAATGCATAACCTGAAGATAGAGTTGAGAGTCCTAATTGTCTTGATTTTAAAACTACACTATAAGGATTATCTTGAAATAATTTTAGGACTTTTTCTTGAAATGGAAATAATTGAAATTGGATTCTTCCTCTTTGAGGGTGTTGAATATAACAATATTTTTTCATAAAATATACTGGGTTAGTAGCACATTTTATATATTCTTCTCTTAATATTTGTTTTATATCTTGACTCATTGTTATATTAATATAATAAGAGCAGTTAGAGTACCAAGTAATCCTCCACCTAATATTTTAATAGTGGTCTTTAGATTTTTATTTTTTCTTTCTAACTCACTATTTTTTTCTTTTAATCTAATTACTTCTTCAGTGTGAAGACTATCTTGTATAGTAAGATTATCAATTTGATTTAAATAATTTATTTCTTTTTGCTCTAAGATTAAGATAATACTATCTTGAAAAGATATTTTGGTATTAAAAATAGTAACAAGTTTTTGAGTTTCTTGAAGTTCTTTTTCTAGTGAATCTTTTTGAATTAACTCAACAGAAATTTTTTGAACCATGTCATATGGAAGACAAATTCTATTTGTATCTGTCTGTGAGAAAATTGTATAACTCAGTAGGAGAAGAATTACGGATATTGTTGATTTTTTTGCCATAATAGTTTCGTATATTTTCTATATTTAAATTTATTGAATCTATCTTATGGTCATATACTATAAGACTATCTTTATATTTTTGTATCTCTATTTCAAATTGAGTTTGTTCTTGTTGTAGAATAACTAGTTCTGAATCTAAACTGTCAATTTGATTTTGGTACTTATCTATAGTATAGAGAGCGTTTCCTCTATCATAAAGAGAAAACGCTAACCCTACTATTAATATTCCTATAATCCCTAGAAGGATTAATTTAGTCTTATTTAATGTTATAACCTTTTTCATAGAGTTTTATTTTATATCTTTCAATATGTTAGAAATTGAGTATGGGTTAGTACCCTTAACTATTTTTTTATTAATATATTTTTTTATATTTTTATTGTCTAAAAACTGTTTAAGAGCTGCTAATTCTTTTTCATATTCTAAAGATCCTTTTTTAGATTTTTTTAATTTAATTTTTTTAGCTTTGATTACATCATTTAGTTTAGTTTCAATTTCTTCATCACCTTCAATATTTTTTACTGTTTTAACTACTTCATCACTTTCTCCAGATTTAAATGCTTCTTTATCTTCATCATCCATATCAGACATTTTTCTAGATGGGCGATCTTGTTTATCTGAGGTGGATTTTTTAGGTGGTTTTGGGGTGGAAGATTTTTCTTTTTCTGGTTTT